CCCAACGTAATAGGTGGCGGTGCTCCACGTCCAGTTACAGAACCTGTGCCAACTGTGGTTGCTAGTCCTTTTGCACCATCTAGTGCAAACATAAGTCCGGTAACATTTGACACTGGTCAGTTAAACAAATTGATTGAGGCGTTGACTGGAGTTGCGGCAAGACCAGTTGTTGCCAAACAAGAAGGTGGGTTAGTAAGTGCAGTTGATGAGTTTCTAGCCTCCGGTTCATGAACCTTGAATACACAGAATATTTAAGTGATGAGGAGTTATCTAAGATAGCACCAATGCTTGAGCGTTTAAATATGCTTGAGAAACAAAAAGTATCACAAGATTTATACATGGATTTTGTAAAACGTATATGGCCTTCGTTCATTGAGGGCAGACATCACAAGATATACGCAGATAAATTACAACAAGTAGCAGATGGCAAGATCAAGCGTTTGATAGTGAATATGCCACCTAGACACACAAAGTCAGAGTTTGCCAGTTATTTATTTCCATCTTGGCTTATGGGCAGACGACCAGATTTAAAGATAATACAAGCAACGCACACGGCAGAGCTAGCTGTTGGTTTTGGTCGTAAGGTTAAAAACCTTATTGATAGTGATGATTTCCGTGATGTATTTCCAGATGTAAAATTAGCTGCCGATGCCAAGGCATCTGGTAGATGGTCAACGAACAAAGGTGGCGAATACTACGCTGTTGGTGTGGGTGGTGCGTTAGCTGGTCGTGGTGCAGACTTATTGATTATTGATGACCCAGTATCAGAACAAGATGCGTTAAGTCCTACTGCACTTGACAGTATTTATGAATGGTACACATCTGGACCAAGACAAAGATTGCAACCTGGTGGCTCAATCATTATAGTGATGACACGTTGGGGGATTAAAGATCTCACAGCAAGAGTGTTACAAAAGCAAGCTCAAGGAGGTGCAGATAAATGGGAAGTAGTAGAGTTTCCGGCAATATTTCCAGAGACTGGAAACGTACTTTGGCCAGAATATTGGAGCAAAGACGAGCTAGAAGGCGTGAAAGCCTCAATACCCGTAGGCAAATGGAACGCACAGTATATGCAAAATCCGACTGCGGAAGAGGGAGCGATAATAAAAAGGGAGTGGTGGAATATTTGGAATCCTGATAACCCACCTACCTGCTCGTATATCATACAATCATACGACACAGCGTTTACAAAAAATGAGCGTTCTGATTTTAGTGCTATTACTACTTGGGGTATTTTTACTCCAGTTGAGGGAGAAGGAGATGCCATCATCTTGCTTGATGCCGAGAAAGGCAGATGGGATTTCCCAGAACTTAAACAAAAAGCAATGGAACTGTCAGAAGCATATGATCCTGACATGATATTGATTGAGCAAAAGGCAAGTGGTACGCCACTTACACAAGAGTTAAGACGCATGGGTGTGCCGGTTACTCCTTTTACGCCAAGTAAAGGTGCAGATAAATTTGCAAGAATGAACGCTTGTGCACCAGTCTTTGAGAGTGGCATGGTCTGGAGACCAGACGCTAATTTTGCAGAAGAAGTTGTAGAGGAATGTGCTAGTTTTCCACATGGCGATCATGATGACTTGGCAGATTCGATGACACAGGCTATACTAAGATTCAGACAAGGTGGTTTTATAACTGCACCAGACGATGAAGAGTTTGAGCCAATCTACAGAAGAAAGATGGAGTATTACTGATGGCAATTAAAAATCCAACAAAAGATCCACTTAAAGGTATAGCCAAAGTAATACAGACAGTTGGCAGTGGTAAAACTGGTATAAAGACAATTGATAGACAAAAAAAGAAAGATGCTATCCTTACAAAAAATTTGAAAAAATTAGCAAAAAAGACTAAGGTTAAAGCGAAGCCACAAAAGTTTGATATTACTCCAGACTCAAAAAGTCAGTTTAGTATTCAAAAGCAGTCAATTATGATGGCTAGTGAGGGTGGAGTTGTAGATATGACTAAATCGAGAATGATTAACCCAGAGACAGGAGAGTAATATGGCCCCTAAAGATAGAAAAAAAGGTCCAGACTTAATTGACGCAGTTAGGGTCATTGAAATTAATGAAAGACCAGAAAAATAGGCAAAAAAATTTGAGGGCAGAAGAAAGTTCCTAAAAAAGATAGTGGGTAAAAAAGATGGTGGACTTGCAGCGGCAATCGAAAAAGTAAAAAAAGAAGATGCTGTCAAGATGAAAGAGGGTGGTGATCCAACAAAGGAACTTGTTGGTGGTCAAAAGAAATTGGATAAGAATAAAGATGGTAGGATTTCTGGTGAAGATTTTAAATTACTGAGAGCAGAGCCTATGAAACTTGGTGGTGTTGTCAAAATGACAAAAGGCGGTGGTGTCTGCAAAGGCATGGGCATCGCAAGAGCAGGTGGAAAGTTTAAGCTTAGATAATCATGGCTATTGAAAAAGTAAATGGTGTAGAGAATCCAGAACAACCACAAGGTATTCAAGTTCCTTTACCTGAAGCAGAGATAACTCCGGGTGTTACAGAACTAGAAGATGGGTCTGCAATTATTGGTGAAATGCAAGAACAATTAGAAGCATCTATGCCAGTACCATTTAATGCCAACTTAGCAGAATTTATAGATGACGCAGATCTTGGTGTTATATCTAGCGATATAACTGGTGATATTGATGAAGACATATCATCAAGAAGAGATTGGGAAGATCAGTACAAAGGTGGTTTAGAATTATTAGGCATGAACTATGAAGATAGGGCAGAGCCTTTCGAGGGTGCATCTGGCGTAGTTCACCCATTACTAGCAGAAAGCGTTACACAGTTTCAAGCACAAGCATATAGAGAAATGCTACCAGCAAGTGGACCTGTTAGAACACACATTGTAGGTGCAGAGAACCCAGAATTACTTGCACAAGCAGAGCGTGTTAAAAATTATATGAATTATCAAATAACTTATGAAATGGAAGAGTATGATCCAGAGTTAGATCAGATGTTATTTTATCTTCCAATTGTAGGTTCAGCATTTAAAAAGATTTACTTTGACCCTTCAATGCAACGAGCTGTATCTAAATTTGTTCATGCAGAGGATTTAATTGTTCCTTACAATGCAACAGATCTTAAAACATCTACACGCATTACTCATGTTGTCCGTATGGATAAAAATGAGATTAGAAAATTACAACTACAAGGGTTTTACAAGGATATAGATTTACCCTCATCTGATAGCGGTGGAGCGAATTATGATGAGATCAAAGAAACAATTGACGACATACAAGGCGTAGAAAAAGGTTCTAGTTACAACGAAGAGATAACATTATATGAAGTTCACACAGATTTAGATTTAATTGGCTTTGAAGATATTGGCCAAGACGGAGAACCCACTGGATTAAAGATGCCCTATGTCGTTACCATAGTGGAGAAATCTGGTGAAATATTATCAATCAAAAGGAATTTCAATGAAGGTGATCCGTTCCGTAGGAAGATCCCTTATTTTGTTCATTATAAGTTCTTACCTGGTCTTGGCTTTTATGGCTTTGGCCTTACTCATATGATAGGTGGTCTATCAAGAGCATCAACATCAATACTTAGACAACTAATTGACGCAGGTACATTATCTAATTTACCTGCAGGATTTAAAGCAAGAGGTGCAAGGATTAGAGATGATGAGTCTCCGCTAAATCCTGGCGAGTTCAGAGATGTAGATATGGTGGGTATGGATTTGCGTCAAGCAATCATGCCTTTACCATTTAAGGAGCCATCTCAAACCTTGTATTCATTACTTGGCACTCTTATCGACTCTGGTAGACGCTTTGCATCAATGGCCGACATGAAAGTTGGAGAGATGCAAGGCAACGCACCAGTTGGCACAACAATGGCTATTATGGAACGTGGCACAAAAGTAATGTCTGCGATCCATAAGCGTTTACACTATTCTCAAAAAATAGAGTTTAAGCTGTTATCAAGGATATTTGCTATGGATGTACCCATGTATCCATATCAAGTACCCGGAGCACCACCAGAAATTAAACAGTCAGATTTTGATGACAGAATTGATATATTGCCAGTTTCTGATCCAAACATCTTTTCTATGTCACAACGTATTGCTTTGGCACAAACACAATTACAACTAGCTCAAAGTAATCCAGAAATTCATGGGCCGAATGGTATGTATCAGGCTTACAGAAAAATGTATGAAGCATTAGGAGTTACGAACATAGAGGCTGTGTTACAACCTCCCCCGCAGCCTATGCCCATGAACCCTGCAAAAGAAAATCAAGAAGCATTAAAGGGTCAAGGCTTAAATGCTTTTCCAGAACAAAATCATCAAGCACATATTACTGCACATTTAGCTATGATAAGCACACCAGTTGCACAATCAAATGCAGCTATTGTGATGACACTTCAAGGGCATATATCTGAGCATATTGCTATGATGTCAGAGCTACAAGCACAACAAGAAGTAATGGCTACAATACCACCGGAACAACAAGCAATGATGCAACAAGATCCAAACGCAATGAAAGTAATACAGGATCAAATGGCATCAAGAAGTGCAGAGTTAGCAGCAGAGATACAAGAACAATATGCACAAGCGTTGACACCTCCGCCAAGTGAAGATCCACTTGTAACAATTAGAAAACAAGAGTTGGCACTTAGGGGTCAAGAGATAGCACAAAAGCAAGATCAATTTGATTCAAAGCAAACTCTTGAGAGAGAGAAAGAGAGAAATGATATTTTACTAGATCAACAAAGATTAGATCAGCAAGAGGAATTAGCTAATCAACGAGATCAAACTACTAGAGATATTGCAGCAATGAAAGCTATGAAAGGATAAATTATGTCAAGTTCAGTAAGAGAAAAAATTTGGGAAGTTGAAAGAGAGAAGAAAAGACAAAGAAGGCTTGTTAAAGAGGGAGTCGTAGATGCCGTTGAAGAAAGGCAAAAGCCAGAAAACAATCAGCCAGAACATACGCAAGTTGAAGAAGGAGAAATATCCGCAGAAACAAGCAATAGCGATAGCATTGTCGACAGCGGGGAAATCAAAGCCGAAATCAACAAGCCAAAAAAGAAAAGCAAAAAAGCCAGTAAAAAAGCGTAATGGCGGTATAATAAAAAAGTTTTCTGATATAGCTAGACCACAAAAATTTAAAGGGATATTCTAATGGATCCCGCAACCATAGGCGTAGCAATTACAGCAGCTAATACTGCTTTCAACGCAATCAAACGTGGTTTTCAAGCAGGTCGTGAAATTGAATCTATGGGCAAAGATTTAGGACGCTGGATGTCAGCGTTGAGTGATATTGACAACGCAGAAAAAACTGCAAAGAACGCTTCTCCATTAAGAAAGTTATTTAAAGGCAATGAAATAGAAGCTAGTGCGATAGAGGCTTTTACAGCAAAAAAGAAATTAGAGGCTCAACGTCAAGAGTTAAAGACCTTCATAAATTTTCATTATGGTAGTAATTCTTGGAACGAGATTTTGCAAATGGAAGCACAAATTAGAAAACAAAGAAAAGAAGAAGTCTATGCTAGACAAGAATTTTATAGGAAAATATGGGAATACATAGGTTACTTTGTACTAGCTTGCACAGTAGTTGGTTTTTTATTTTTTCTTGCATGGGTTTATAAAGAGAGTAGAAGATGACACAAAAAAAACTACAAAAAGATTCTATTTTAAATCAGTACGACCTTGATGGTGACAACACAATCACAGACGAGGAGCTTCAAAGAGCAAAAGAAATTAAGGAGACAGAAACAAAACTACGAAAAAATCTTGCACAATTAAGAATGGCAAGATACACATTGATAGGAATGGGAGTATTTACACTTGCAATGTTTTTAGTGCCAATAGAACGAGTAGAAGCTTTAGCAGATATAAGTAATTTATTTTACATATCAGGAGCAGGTATTGTTGGTACATATATGGGTACATCAGCATACATGGCAAAGAATGGTAAATAAATGGCAAAAAAAGATCCAAAAACTGGTACAGGAAAAAAGCCTAAAGGTTCAGGCAGAAGACTCTACACTGACGAAAATCCAAAAGACACTGTTAGGATTAAATTTGCAACTCCTGCTGATGCTCGTGCAACAGTTAGAAAAGTTAAAAGAATTAACAAGCCTTATGCTAGAAAAATTCAAATCCTTACTGTCATGGAACAAAGGGCAAAAGTAATGAAAAAAGCAGAGGTAGTTAGAATTGC